AGAAAGCGCCTTTTTGACTTCATTTGTAAATACATTTGCTGCTTGATATCATCTTTGTTTTGCCTTTTGTTGTATTTCTTCTACTGTTTTATTTATAATCACATCAATTTCATTCATTGCCTGTTTGTAGTCCCCCATATTTACTCAATCCTTTTCTTTTTTGACAATATAATATCGAAAAAATGCCTACTTCTGCAGGTTCTTCTACACTTTCTACATCATACCTTTGCCCATTGTGTACTAATATGTCCTCTGGCTGAATTTCCACTCTTCCCCTTACTACAACTGTATGACTTGCAGTATGTTCTATTTGCTTCCATTTGTATTTTTCTTTTTGGCTGATAGTAGAAAGAGAACCTTTGATTTCTGTGATATATTCTAAATTTTCATTATTATAAATTACTCGCCCTCTTTCATCTGTTTGTACTTTTTTTCTGTAAACAGAAAATGCTTTTAACTGTTGTCCTGGTCTAAACAATATCATACTGTCACCACGCCTTCGGATTTTGCTGCATACCTAAATAGAAATATGGTTTTGTTTCATTTGCAGTAGTATTTTTTGATACAAAAGCACTTGCCTGTTGTTTTTTCTCCAATTCTTCCAGCATTGCCTTGAAATGTTTGTATCTGTTAGAAAGGCTTAAACTCATGTTATCCACTTTGTAATCTACTTCATAACACAACTTCATTACAATAGCCTTTAAACATTCTATTTTTGCCTTCTGCCATGTTTTGTTTTTTACTAACATTGCTGCATATTCTTCATCACAAAGCACACAAGTATCCGCACCGCCTTCTGTCATAGTATCCCCTAATTCAAAACGCATTTTGTCAATGCTGTTTTCTGCAATATTTTCTGCACAATAAGTGTACGTTTTTGCCATATCACATCATTCCTTTTGTAATAACAGTTCTACAATATCTGTTTTTGTCATACCCTGCTTTACTTCTATTCCTTTTTGTTCTGCCATTTGCTCTAATTCTTCCTTTTTATATTGTAGTAATTGTTCTTTTGTTTGTAGTGATATTTTTTGCTGTTCTTCTTCTGAAATTTGACTTGTTTCTTCTTGTTGTTCTTCCTCTGTAATCTTACTTGTTTCTTTTATTTCTGCTACTTCCATTACTGCCAATACACCACATCTTAATAACTTATTTATCATATCTTTTGCAATGACATTTTCTGGTATTTCTTCCCCTTTTTGATAACTTTTATCAAATCTCATTGCCTTTTGTGCAATATATTTTTTCATATTCATTCGCTCTCCTCACTCACACAGTTTTTCAAATACACTGCCATGTCGTCCCCTGTTTTTTTCATGTCATAAGCACAAATGCCCTCTATAAACTCGGAATGTGTACCACTTTCCCCTAAAAAATGGCTAAATACAACAGGCTGTCCATTTCCTAAAGCGTCCCAGCTAAATGTATATCCTGCTGACGGTTCGTCAATATGAGGGGTATCTGGTGCATATAATAGTAATGCTCCTTTGGCATCGCATATAAATTCCATATTAGGTGCTGCTCCTAAAGGTGCTGTATTGTAAGAACTATCCAATACCACAACCTCATTCAATCCAAACAACTCCGCTAATGCCCTTTCATTTACTGTAGCAGGATTTAATGTACTTCCTCCGAATTTTACTCTTTCCAATATCATAGGATTTGATTTCAGTGCAGTAAAGGTATCTACTCCTAATGCTAATTTATTAGGCTTCCTTCTGCCTTCTCTCTGAATTTGTACACAAAGGCTATCAAATAACTGTATTGGGTCAGCATTGTCATTGTCAAACTGATAAAACTGCTTTCCAGAAGGTGTTGTAGTTACTCCTTCTAATTCATTTTGCCACACGCCTGCTTTAAAAAATGCTTTAGAAAACATCACATCTAAATGCGTATTTATTTTTTCTGTTGCTGCAATGGTTTTTGCTTTTCTAGTGTCTATTACTCCAGCAACACCTGCTCTTTGATAGTTTAGTGCTGTAATCTGGTCTATTCCCATAATAATCTGGTCTACTTTACAGCTGTAAGTATCTTCTTCATTTCCCATAATAGAAGGTTCTACTTTGCCAAAAGCTGGTTTTCTTTTGACATCATCTCTTGCAAGTGTCGCTTTGTCATATTTGTAATAATGTCCTGTTGCTGTTGGAACAGGCACTCTTGGAAACAGACGCAAACCTTTTGCTACATTTTCTGGCTTTTGCAAATAGGCGATTGACATATTTGTCAAATACATATTTGGTTTCCAATTTCCTGTTGCGATTTCTTTTGCTATTTTATCTGGTGTTAGTTTCATTTCTTATCCTCTCCTTTACGCTTTATAACCACATTTTCTAATATCTACTTCTATTATTTCATCTTCTGTTGTAGCACTTGTCATAGCATAGCCTATTACAAATTTACCAGCAGTTGCAGGTATTACCCTGCCTTTTGCTTCAACCATAACTTCCTGTCCTTTTTTGATTTCTGCACCTGCTTTGCAATATCCTATATCTTTTATTTGTATTGTGACATCATCTCCATCAGAAATTTTCTCTGGTGTTTCTGGTAATACAATTCCTGCTACCATTTCTCCCTCTGTACTACACAATACAACAGCACCATTTTCATCATACTTTACAGCACAAAATGCACCGTTTTCCAATTCTGCACCTACTATTTCAGCAACTACAGACGATGTATTAATACTTGCTCCAAAATAATTCATACTATTCCACTCCTTTTAATATTCTAATGCCTTTTTCAATTCTGCACTTTCTTCACAAACTCTTGTAAATGCTGCTTCATAACTTAGTGAAGTGTCTGACTTCATTAACTCCTGTATTCTTTGTTCTGCCTGTTGTTTTTTACTGCCTGCGCCTGCTCTACTACTGCCATATTCTTTAAATATACCGCTTGCTTGTGTCATTTCTACCATTTCATCTAACATAGCAATATAGTCACTGTATGCTTGTTCATTTGATTTTTTCAAATCATATAACTTTGCTGCTAATTCTTCTGTATTTTTGCCAATAGTTTCATACTGTTTTGCTATGTTTTCAAACTCTTTTAACTCCAATGATTTCTTTAATTTTTCTATTACCTTGTCATCTTCTGTCATTTTATTTATGTTCATTTCTTCACTCTCCTGTTCTTGTTCTTCTTTTGCAAAATCATAAACGGTACTATAAAATTCATTTACACTTTTTTGCAATAATTCCTCTTTTTGTTCTGTTGTTTTGCTTTCATCTTTCAGCACACTTATCAAAGAAGTTTCCATAGCCTTTTTGATTTTTTGTTCTTGCGTTTCTTGCTCCTGTATTGAAAATCCTAATGCTTTGCATACATCTTCTATTGTAATATTTAATTCTTTACACACATTTTGAATGATACTTGTTTTTAAATCTGACATATTTTCTTTTCCCTCCATACTCTTTTTTAAACAAATAAATGCCCTTTGATTTGCTCCTTGCTTGCATAAATCTACACTATTGACCAATACATTTTTTAACTTTTTTGCCATACTTCACGCTCCTTATCAATAAAAAAAGAGCCTTTTAGCTTTGATAACATTCTAAAAAACTCTTTGCTTGTATTGTTTTATTTACATTTTCCACTTGTGCAGTACCTTCTATAGAAAACATATTGTATTCGCCTTTTTTAATTTTCTGCCAAGTACTATCGTCTGTTATTTGGAAACCTACCCACCAACCACAAGGCAAGCTATCTTCTGGCAATCCTAACGCCTGCAATTTCTCTTTTGTAAACACAATGCTTTCAATCATTTTTCCTTTTTTTCTCAATGCTGGATTGTGTCGCTCTCCTGTATCTCTAAACTTCAACACATAATCGTAAGCAGTTCTTTCTAGTTCCTCACCTGTTATAGTGTCGCCTTGATAGTCTTCAATGGTGTTGCCTTGCTCATCTTCTGCGACATTTGCCCAGCCGAACACTTGTTTTTTGTCCTCAACAGACTTTTTCAATTCAAAATTCATTTTATCACTTCCTTTCAATTTTAAAATAAGCAATAAAAAAACGCCCTAAGGCGTTAAATTACAATTTCATCCATTTCTTTTTTTTGTTTAATACATTCTTTAATATATCCTACAAATTCATCATAATCCATAGCATAATAAGCAATATCATCAAATTCATCTGGGTACATACCACCAAATAATTCAGCATATTTAATATATAATTCTTTTAATTCTTCTGTAACTTTTCCTTTCCACATCTATATCAACTCCTTTAATACTATTGTAGCATATTCATAGAAGTTTGGAAATAGTACTTATTTAAAAGTCATCATCGTCGTCATCTATACCAGAATAATAAAAAATATCTTTTTTATTTTTCACACATTTTTTTAATACATCTACTAAATCTTTATAACAATTATCTTCTTCATTTTCTAAGTCATAGCCTAATTCAAAAGATACATCTCCACGTGGGTCATAGCCAAACAAATTTTCATATTGTTGTAATAGTTCCTTTAATTCTTCTGTCATTCTTTCAGTGTAATCTATCATTTTAATTCCTCCTCAAAATTTCTTAATATAACATTAATTTGGTCTGTTATATTTGGAAAAATATCGTTAGCTATTATCCATACATCTTCATTTTGCATATATATCATTCTGCCATATTGTGCCCATGTTTCTTTTTCTACTCTAAAAGGTTTCTTCCAATAATCTTCTGGTATATGTCCATATCCTAAAAATATTTTACCTTTCGACATACCATGTAATATATCAGAAATCCCTCTGTAAGGTTCTGTTACTCTATTTTCTTTTCTAAAAATATGAGTATGTTTTAAGTATAGCATATTCTCTATTGATATTCTATAAAATTTTGAAGTACGTTGTAAGTTTCTATAATCTTCTTGTATTACACTTGTAAGTATACCACTTCTTGAAATTCCATAAGTATAATCTATTTTATGAAATAATTCATGTGCTACTGTTGCCGCAGTGGCATCTTCTCCTAAATAGATTATATTGTCGTTGCCACTAAACTTAGAACCTAACTTTCTTAGTCTTACAAATTTAACATCATTTTTTGCTTCTATCAGCATTTTTTTAACAGTTTCATTTTGCATTGTTTCTAAGCCTTTGTCAAATTCTTTTAATATACTTTCTATAAATTCTTTGTCTTTTCCTCTAATTCTTCCAATTATTCTATCAATAAAATTGTCTGCTTCATCACTTGTACTATAACTATCATTTTGTTGTGTATCTATTGATGGTGATATTTTTGGTGTAACTTCTTCTGGTTCTGAAATTTCTTCATACTCCACAGCACATCTACAACTTGTATGAAACGGTGGAAAAAGCACATCGCACCATTGTGTTTTAAAATACTCATTTTGGTTTACTTCTTGTCCTTCTACTTCTCTACAGCCCTTACAAACTCTACCATCACCAGCAGATATAGCATACTTTTTCACTTTTCCCATAAGCCCCTCTTTTTGAGCCTGTTTAATACTGTAATATTCTCCTGCGTTATAGGCCCCTGCTAATTACGTTCTAGAGATTGTCATTGCTATATATTCTTTTTGATTTTTAGCATACTGTTTTGCCTTTTCTAATGCCTTTTTTTCTGCTGCTTGCTCTTTCATTTTGGGATTGTTTTCTAGCAAATTCTGTTTGATACTGTTGTAGTAATTCACATTTGCCGTCACTTGCCCTTTATGTAAGCCTATCATTGGCTTCAACAAATCTGCTGTACCTTCTGTTGTAATGCCTAATTTTTCTGCTCTGTCAATGACCAGTTTTATCGCTTCTTTTTGTGTTTTTGTCAACTGTACTATATGCTCTGCACAACTTTTTTCTATCCACTTTTTGGTTTCGTGGTATTTTATGTCAAAAGAAAAAGAAGATTGCCTTTCGGTAATCTTCTCAACTATTTTTTCTGCTCCTTTTTCCATAGCAGTCTGTTTTTTTGTAAGCATTTTTCCCAACACAAATATAGTCGTACTTTGTAGTAACTGCTTTTCTATTTCTT